GGCGAGCTATCTGTTTTTTGTGCAGGTAGTGGCATAGGTAAGAGCACAATAGTAAAAGAAATTACTTATGACTTGTTAAAGACTTTGTTGAATGAATCTAATGATAACATAGGTTTGATATTTTTAGAAGAAGCTAACCGCATTACAGCGCGTAGCCTTTTAGGTTTAGAGTTGAATAAGCCACTAGCTAAGCCTGGACAAACTTGCTCAGAAGCTGAACTAAAAAGTGCTTTTAATAAAGTGCTAAACAATAGGCGCGTAGCTTTCTATAATCATTTTGGTTCATCAACCTTAGACAACCTTCTAGCTCGTATTAAGTATATGATAGTAGCCCTTAATTGTAAGTTTATTGTAATAGATCATTTGTCAATAGTCGTTTCTGGCCTTTCAGAAAAAGATACAGGCGAAAGTGAACGTAAAACAATTGATTTGTTAATGACTAAACTTCGCTCACTTGTGGAAGAAACGGGGGCAGGAGTCATAGCAATTAGTCACTTAAGAAGAAAGAATGAAGGAAAAAGCTACAATGAAGGAAAGCAAATATCTTTGACGGACTTAAGAGGTAGTGCTTCGATTGAGCAGCTATCAGACTTCGTTATTGGACTCGAAAGAAATCAACAAGCTGAACAATCTAATATATCTCAAATCCGTGTTCTTAAGAATAGACCAACAGGCGAGGTAGGTTTAGCTGACACAGTTATATATGACCACTTCACAGGCCGCTTACGTACACATGTAGTGGTAGAGCAAGTGTATAACAACAAAGAGGAAAAAGAAATATATGACAGTCCTTTCTAAGGTCAATATTGTAGAACAGTATTTAGGTAATGCTAATATTTCATCTGATAAGCTTCAGAAAGCACATGCACTACACAGGTCTAGTTTAATCACAAGTCAAATGTGGGAAATAGAAATTGTTTTGGCTGCTATATTGGATAGAATGGAAGCGTTAGGCATAGGTTTAGATACACAATATCTAAATAGCTTACATGCTCAGGTAGCAGACAACAAGCAATTGGTTAATTTACTATTCACTGGCAATGATTCTGTTTTCGCAAAAAAGAGTAATGACCGTGTATGCTCACATTATGACTTAGCTGGAAAAGTATTCAAGTTAACTTGTTCTAAGCCAGCAGTTACACTTGTTCCTAAATCTTATCGTAAAGTATTCAAAGCAAGAAGTGGATACACTTTAATATCATGTGACATTAAGGCGCTACACGTTCGTATTCTGGCGCATTATCTAGCAAAGCTAGGCTACAATGAATTAGTACACACTGTAGCTAGCGGCGACATACATACACAGAATCAAATTAAGTATAATTTAGAAAGCAGGGATGAAGCCAAAAAGCAGCTTTATGCCCTGCTCTATTCAAACAATACACGACTAAAGATATCTGGTTTATCAGAACTCAAATTAATGCTTAATACTGTGCTAGCTGATAGAGGGCATTTGAATGTTCTAGGACAGCTTAAGGCTTTTTGTAAAGATAACAGTCAAGCGCTAAGCTATCTGATTTTAAACACTGATGGAATACTAATGAAAACGTTAATTATATTACTAGAGCTTTCGCTAAAAGTAGGCGGTTTGAAATCATCACTTGAAAAAAATTATGATTATGAATTTGTAATGCTTAATAATGATGAAATAGTATTAGAAGTTAAGACTAGTCTTAGCAGTACATTTTCTAACTATCTAGAGAAGGCTTTATGCGAAACAAATACTATGTATTCTCTTTTGTGCCCTCTTCAAGCTAAAATGATTTGTGGCGCAACACTATAATCAATATGTGTCAAATACATTTACTAAAATTGTGGATAATCAAATATGGAATTAAGTTTGTTAGCCTCAGTTATTGGCTTAATTATTCCCCCGCTATCTAATATATTAAGTGCTAAGTCTGCTAGTTCTCCTGTACCTGCACTTAAAGATACTTCTTCTTCTGGTGGCGATGTTATTACAACACAAACAGAAGCTACTAGTACAGAGCTAGAAGTTAACAAAAATTATTGTGTACCTGTCTGGATTGAAAATTTCCGTGCGCTAATCCGCCCTCTTATTACCATTATTGCACTGTTAGCTTTAGTTGTAGTGCCTCTCTGTACCTCAAATCCTGCCATATTTAGTGATACAACTATGTCTCTATTAACTCTTATTGTCGGTTCCTGGTTTGGTAGCCGCATCATTAAAAAATGAACACACAAAATAAAGCCGTATTATTAGACGTTGAATTACTTATCTACAGGTTTAGTTACAGGCACGGTAAGACAAACAATATTAAGAAAGCACAAACAGATTTAGATTTAATGATTCAAAATATACTAAAAGACTTAAACACAAGCAGTGTCATGTTGTGTATTTCAGATTCATCAAACAACTTCCGCAAGAGTATTTTAAAGTGTTACAAGCACTCGCGTAACAAAAGTACCAAACCACAATTGCTTTCAGAGATAAAAGACTATGCTAAAAGCAAGTATTACAACACAATAATTAATACTCTTGAAGCAGATGATATTATAGGTATATGTGCTACATACAAACCAGATGATTATATCATTGCTACATTTGATAAAGATATGAAGCAAATTCCCGGCTTACATTATGATTGGCAAACTAAACAGTTTGAAGTGATTGAAAAATTAGATGCTGATTTGTTTCATGCACAGCAAACACTTACGGGAGATACTACAGATGGTTATTACGGATGCCCCGGAATTGGTCCCAAATACGCACAAGATATTATTAAAGAATTGAGGGCTAAAGTACGTGCTGATTATGGTAGCGGTGCAGAAGCGGACGAAGAATTATTAAAGCAAGTGTGGCTAGCTATACGCAATGAATACTTATTCAAAGACTTAAGTGAAGAGTATATGTTGAAACAAGCTAGATGCGCTAGAATATTACGTTGTGAAGACTATGATTTCAAAGCAAAACAAGTAAAGTTATGGATACCACCTTATGAATAAGCTTCCACTAAAGACATATGATTTAATTGACGAGTTAAACAAAATATATCCACAAGTTAATCCAGACTTCAACACTAGTGATAGACAGATTATGTTTATGGCTGGACAGAGAAGCGTTATTAACTACTTACTAGATTTGAAGACAAGAGAATTACAAAACAAATAAGAAGAGGTTAAGTTAGTTATGACATTTCAGGAAATTAAGAAAGCATGTGAAGAGACTAGCGACAAAGCACTAGTTAAGAGTAAAAGAATTTCAAGTTATAATATTAGAATTAATCAACTTGTGACATACTTCGTTAACAGAGCTATTACAAAATAATGATAAGTGAGGTAGATATTATGTGTGGTGGATCAGGTGGCGGTGACAATAGTGCTGCAATAATGGGACAGCAGCAAAACATGCTTATGCAAATGATTATGATGCAGCAACAGCAACAATACCAGCAAGAGCAGTCAGCTAAAAATGATACGTATATGGCCAAACAAGAAGAAGATGCACGGTTAGCCAGGGAAGAAACTGCCAGGATGCGCGAGGCGTACCAGCAAGCGGCAGAATCAAGCATGAATAAGCAGGCTGCACCAGACGAATCTAGCATGACTAGCCCAGAGAACCCAAACAAGAAACTTGAGCGGAGTAAGGGAACTAAACGCTTCCTGATACCTCTAGCAAGCAAATCGCCAGTAGGTAGCTCTGAAGCTGGATTAACTGTACAAGCATAAACTTATTGAAAAAATATTATAACAAAGTGAGGATTATAACCTAAGTGGCTGTAAGTGTAAAAGAACGTTTTAACAAACTACACAATAAAAGAATTACATTATTAGAAAGAAATTATGAGTGTTCTAGGCTAACTATTCCATTCCTATTCCCTCGTGACACACATAAAGAATCCGATGTTTTGCCTACACCTTATCAATCTTTAGGTGCTCAGGCTGTTAATAACTTAGCTGCTAAGTTACTACTTACTTTACTTCCTCCTAATGCTCCTTTCTTCAGGCTTGATGTTGATGAACAAGTTATACAACAGCTAATGAAAGAGCTAGGGCAACAGAACTACAAGACACAAGTTGATGATAAATTGTCTAAGTATGAAAGAGCTATTCAAAACTACTTAGAAACTGCTTCATACAGAGAGCCTGTCTTTCGTGCTTTAAAGCTATTGATAGTTACAGGTAATGCTTTGTGCTACTTTCCACAAACTGATAGCGCTACTATGCGTGTATTCAAACTTAATGAATATGTTTGTGCGAGAGATGGAGAAGGCAACATATTAGAGATAGTTATCAAAGAACGTCTTGCGGTTAGTAGCTTAGAAGATGGTAAGCTAAAAGAGCACGTACTAAGTGAATTGTCTAAAGACAAAGAAGACAATGACAATGAAATTGACTTGTACACAAGAGTAGTAAAGCAAGATGATGGTTTGTTTTATGTGTCACAGGAAGTTCTAGGCGAAGAAGTAGAAAGTTCTAGCGGTTCTTACTCTGCTGATAACTTGCCCTGGATAGTGCTAAGGTGGTCTAGCGTAGATAATGAGAATTATGGAAGAGGCCACGTTGAAGAGTATTTAGGCGATTTAATGAGCCTAGAAGAACTCAATAAGGCTATGGTTGAAGCCTCTGCTAGCTGTGCAAAGATTGTGTTTATGGTTAAACCCGGTAGCGCTACACATGTACAAGATTTAGTTAGAGCCAATAACTTAGACTTTGTAAGCGGTGATACACACGATGTAGGTATTTTGCAGGTTCAAAAGAACTCTGATTTACAAGTGGTACAGGCACAAATAGCAGAATATTCTTCACGCATATCTCAAACGTTCTTAATGAATAGAAGCGTACAGAGACAAGCTGAGCGTGTTACAGCAGAAGAAGTTAGACAAATGGTATCAGAGCTAGAACATACTCTAGGCGGTATTTATTCAATATTAAGTCAAGAGTTTCAACGTCCATTTCTTAACAACATTATGAACAAGATGCGCGATGAAAACAAGCTTCCACCACTACCAAAGAATCTAGTTAAATTTAGTATTACTACAGGACTAGAGAGCCTAGGTAGAGGTAATGACTTGTCTAAGATCAACTTATTTATATCGAATATTGGAGCGCTTGGGCCTCAAGTAATATCACAATACTTAAATGTGTCTGAATTTATTGCGAGAGTAGGCACAAGTTTAGGTATTGATACAGAAGGTTTGATTAAGTCAGAAGATGATATTCAAGCACAACAAAAGCAACAAATGATGCAAGAGCTAGCGCAAAAAGCAGGCCCAGGCTTAGCACAAGAGATAGCTAAAGGCACTGTACAGCAGCAATTGCAACAAAATCAACAGGCACAATAAAGAGGATAATTAGAATATGTCAGACACAGTAAACAGTGAAGACAGTACACAAGCTAAAAGTGGCTTAACTGACGAACATATTAAGACGATGACAGATAAAGTAGATTCTGGAACAGCTAAGCGCTTTGATATGTCACTAAATGAAGTGTTAGACACTGAAGCAACTACAGATACAAATAGTGATAAGAGTTTAGAGATTAAGCTTTTAGCTGGTAAGTACAAAACAGAAGAAGATTTAGAACGTGGTGTACTTGAACTTCTTAAAAAGAAAGGTAGTCTTGAAAGCTATTACAAAGAGCTAGAAAGTGATTATGGTAAAGCTGGTAAGACTAGTGAAATAACACCAGATACTAAGCAAAATACTAACTCAGATGAAGCTAAAACTTCTGAAGTTAAGGCCGATTTATGGTCTACTGTCAACACTGAATATACTTCAGGAAGTGAGCTAAGCGGCGATACACTTTCTAAACTAAAAGAGTTAGGTATACCTGATAGCATAATTGAAACTCATATGAAGGGGCTTGAGGCTTTACGTAAGCAGCAAGAAACAGAATTTGAGGCTTCAGCTAATTCTATCTATGATGCTGCCGGTGGCGAAGCTAGTTATAAACAGCTTACAGAATGGGCAGTAAATAGCCTACCTGAAAAGACAATTAATGACTTTAATTCTACTAT